ATCTTTATCATCATCATCATCTTCGTGTTTTTCTTCTTGTTTCATCATGGGCATTTTGCCAGGCATCATACCATATGTTTCTTTTTTCATTTCCGCAGGTTCTTCGCTATGCATTTTCATTTCATTTTTATTTTTATCATCATCTTTATCATCTTCATCATCTTTTTGATTAACCTGAGGTGGTGCTTTGTGCATTGGTTCAGCCGGAGCAGGCTTTGCCCCTGGGGGAGTTGATTTTGAAACAACTCCAACAGCCTTAGTCACACCAGCTTCGTCAGCTGAAGCAACTGCCTGTTGAACTGTTTCTGGTGATCCTTCTTGACCAGGTGTTGCAACCATTGGTGTAGCACCAGCTTGACCAAAATTTTCAGCCCCTTTTGACATTGGTTTTAGAGAAGCCATGTTGCCTGAAAGAATTGCGGCAGCTGCTTCTGCTAGATTTTTCTTTGCCATTTTGTTTTTGCTCCTTTGTATTAAACTATTTATATATTTTAGAGTTTTGAGATAAAATTTTTGAATAAGCGAAGCTTAACATCTTCTATGTCTCTTCTATTTGCCTCATTCAAAGCTTTCTTTGCATGATCATAGTCAACTTCTTTCCATTGACCATTTTCTATAATCCATTCTTTACCTTCCATAATGCCTCTTACAAAAGCATCAGGTGCAGAAGGATCTGCAACTATGTCGGCCGCCGTTGCCAAATAAAAATCATCCTGTACAAGATTCACACCGTTTTTAGGCTTTAGCGATCCCAGTCCCCTAGAAGATACGCCTAATCTGGCGCCCTCATCAATTAAATTTTTCACAATCTTACCATAAGGAGTATCTAAAATTTTAGCTTTACCAATAAAATTTGTGCCTTCTTGTTTTAAATCTTTAATCATATGAGATACACGATCAAGATTAATTGTTGGTGTATCTGGGTGACCAAGTTCACCAAAAGCACGATTTTGCATAATATAATTTGAGGTATATCTAGAAACCTCTCTTTGTAGAATATCCATAGGATAAACTCTACCATTACGATTTTGACGTTCGGCCTGAAGAAACACACCTTCAATATAGTGTTCTTTTTGACCCATCGTATTTTCTTCGGTCAAATAGCGAACCTCTTCTACAACTTCCTTTATGAGTTTCATCTTAGACCTAAAGCCTTTCTTTTATTCAATGAACGTCTGCGCTTTTGAAGTGAGCGTGCCAATTTTGCACGACGTTTAATTTTTGCACGACGAGCACCCATTTTACGTCTACGTTTCTCAGTTGGAGACATACGAATAAGTTTTCCGGCACGAAGAGTTAGCCCAGCAATTGCGGATTTCTTAATACGACGTTGTACTTTTCCGCCACGAATACGAGCCTTGATTAACTTTAATCGACCCATTTTAGTGATGTTACTTTCATCAATTTGCTCTTCTTCCCAAGAACTTTTAAAAGATTCTAGTGCTTCCGCAAGTTCAGCAACACCATATTTTGCAGCAACAATCTTCTTTGCCTCTACAAGCTTATTTCTTAAAATTTCAACGAATAAGTCAGAAAGATTTTCATTTGCATCATTGTAATCATTAGATATAATAGATTCTAGTAATTTTTTTGTCGATGACATTTTATAAATCCTTATGATGTTAACTTTGGATTATAATCTTCAGAGTTTTTTCTAAAATCTACAATTAATGTATAAGCACAACCTGTTGATGCAAAATTTACGGTTTGTAATCCAACATTACCATTTGCTCCAGCACCTGTCGCATTATTTAAAAGAACAATACCATCACCACCTTCGGCAAAATCCATTTTACCTGTGCCTGACAATGTAACTAAAGTTGTATTTGGTGTGCCCGTCCAATAAAGCTCAACATAACCATTTCCTGCACCTTGACCAGGTGCAACATCATAAATTACTTTCTTTAGTGCTAGACGATATATGTTTTTTCTATCCGCACCTGAACCAAGTAATTGATTATTTGCATTTAATGAAAAATTTAACGCACCCGCATCTATTTTTAATACTGAAGGTTCAGCTGTATTTCCAGTAAATTTGTAAACAACACGACGTTCGGTGTCTATCAATTTTTGAGTTGTATTTGCCATTTTTTATAATCCTGTGCTTGCGCCATGAGAGAAGGCGGCAACTTTTGCAAAATTATTTTTGTCTTTGTTAACCATTCTTTCAATTTTATATTTGTTTGTACTATTAACACTATTATATAAATTAACAATAGACTGTGCAGTCATAACATCAATTTTTACGGATAAGTTGTTTTCAAATGTTATTGTTCCGGGTTGACCAGAATCCAATATTTGCATTAAAACACCCATGTTCCCTCTTGGGGTCCACTTTTCATGAACTTGCATCAAATTTTTATCATTATGAACCATATCAAAATATGGAATTGAAACATATTTTTTAATTTTGTCAGCATAATATAGAGCAACTTTTCTTCCATCTGGAAAAATACGAATAGCCTTACGTTTCAACATAATGATATTTGGAGGATCTGACTTAAAAGAAAGATCCTCTAAAATTATAGATTCATTAATATTTTTTTTCTCCGTTTCAGAATAAAATTGATTTAATGTTTTCATCTATCGTCAGGTCCGTACTTTATTGTATTCATTGTTTGTTGTGACGCACCAGTAGCTTTACCAATCATTGATCCTATAGTTGGTCCAAAAAGTTTTCCAGCCACCCGACCAGGATGAAGGGCACTTTTAACAGCACCCGTTACTGCGCTTCTTACTGTCTGCTTCGGGTCGCGAAGACGAGCGCCTAAAGTTTTATCTCTTGGCCCCACACCGGCCGGTGGTTGTTTTGCTTCTGAAATAAATTGTTTAAAGGTTTTCATTTTTTTATTTAATTCGTTTTTGGTTGTGCTGCATAAACTGCAAGATATCTTGTTCCCGAACCTCTTTTTCCACCTAATGGCGATCTCGGTCTTGTCGGTTCTGCGTCAGGTTGACCAATATCCGACGTTTTAGCTCTTGGTCCCCTAGCATGATATTTGAAACCTTTTTCACCTCTTTCCCTAGACTGGGCACGCATATCTTCAATATCTTTATCAACATCTTTAGGCTCTCTTCCCGCTACAGGAATTCTACCTATCTGTGTTCTTTCTACTCCTGTATCGGCGCCGCGACGCACGATGGCCGCCTCGTCAAAAAATTTCTTACCAATCATAGCTTTCTTGCTTTCAAGAACAGTTACTGCTTTTGACGAAACTGCCTTTGAAAGATCTTCTTTTAGCGTGTCAAACTTATCACTTATGATATTGTCTACGATTTTTTTTACACTTGAATTGCTCATAGAACATTTCTCCGATCTTTGATTATTCTTAGTATATTATTTAGATTACTTTTTTGCTCAATTTTTAATTGTTGGTTTACAGCACTATCTAACGCAGAATTGTCTGAAGATGTTCCATTCTGAGGTGTAGTATTGGCGTTTGCTTGTGAAGCTTGATCATCTTGTTGCGATGCAATAGGTGCAGTAGAATTATTTTGATCATCTTGTTGTTGTACTTGTGGAGCTTGTGGTATTGATGCTTGTGCTATTTCAGCCTGCTTCTGTGCCATTTCAATCATTTCTTCTTGTTCATCTTCAATTTGCTTTTTGATTTCCGTAACTTCATCATCCGTTTGATTAAGAATATTCTTACGAGCCCATTCAATTGAAAAGTATTTGCCAATATATGGATCTGCGAGTGAAAGAACACTAATACGATTTTGAATTAATTCAGCTTTTTTAAGTTCATCAAAGTTATTATCTGTGATAAAATCATAGTATATATTTTCCTTAAAATTATCCCATTCTTCTACTGTACAAATCCCTTTTAGAGACAATTGAACACGAAGAGCTTCATCAAACAATGTGGAAAACTTGTTGCGTAATCTAAACACAAACTTAGAAAATTTTAATTCATCTCTTGTAATTTCTGATGTGCGACCAATTGAAAATCCCTGTTGCATTTCAAGACGAGAAATCGGAATGCTCAATGACTTGTATAGTTTGCGTTCAAAATACTTGACATCTTCCATCTCACCGAGATTTTGTCCACCCGGAAGAGTCTGAATCTCAGTACCCTTGCCACCTTCACGACGAGGTAGCCAAAAGTCTTCAAGCATAGATAGATGTTTACGATCATCACGAATTTCACCTGTATTTGAATCATACACAAGTTTATTACGATACTTTACCATCAAGTCACGAAGATATTGTTCAGCCTTAACCTTAGGGAGATTACCTACGTCAATGTAGAATACACGACGTTCTGGTGCTCGGGATAAACGATAAATGACTGTAGCATCTTCAACCATACGAAGTTGATTTAATGGCTTGATTGCTTTGTGCAAATAAGAAAGAACCATTGCACGACGAGAATCCATCAAACCAGAATTTACATTAATTACTGAATCTGAAGCAATTCTCATGCCCAAGTTTGAGTGTGCACCAATAATACCGCGCTCGTTATATAGATAATACTCTCTTACTGTTCTAATGATATCAGCTGCTGTAGCTGGATCTTTTGTTTTTTGTATTTCGCGAACTTTACGAATACGTCTTGGATCAATATATCTAAGTTCTTTAATTCCATCTCTTGGTCTAGATTCATCAATAATAACATGATAAAACATTCTTCCATCAATATACCAACGACGGAATAGTTCAGAACCCATGTTACCAAAATTTAACATTTTTAGAACTATGTAAAATTCTTCACGAATTTTTTTCTTAATTAAATCTGGTTGTTTAAGATCGTCTAGATTAATTGTTAATGGTTGTGTATGACCCTGCATAACAATCGCTTCATTAACAATATCATCAATTGCAGTTTCCAATTCTGGCTGCATTGCCATTTCACGGTAACGGGTTATGAGTTCTATTTCGTTACGAACAACACCTTCCAAATCGACATAGGTGCCAAAATACGCTCCTGTTTGAAGCGTAACGGCACCGTCATCATTTTGAGGAAGGGCAAAGGACTTTTCTGTTATATTTTTTGCGTCCTGTTGCCCTTCCTGCTTCTTGGTTTTTTCGTTCGTTATTTGAAACCCAAATAACTTCCAATTAGCCATTTATTTTTCCCTTCAAAGATATCATTATATAAATTATTTTTTAAAATGGTAAAAAATTATAAACTTCTTGATGCTGGTCTTGCTATTGCGTCTGTTGTGTTTGACAACCAATATTGATACTGGAATGTTACAGTAAATTCTTCAATGGTATCATTTGAACCCCAATCAACATCAATCGGTGACACATCAATGGGAAACATTCCCACAAATTGATAATTTTTAATTGGAAATCCAGTTTTTCCAAATTGAACAACATTTGCATCACTTGTATAAGATGTTGGTGAAGCAAAAGCAAAATTTCTTCTATTGCCAACATGACTATTCATACCGCCAAGCCATCTTTCAAATCCATTTTTTATTATAAAATCTTCGTCATTTATAATTGTTACTGTCCAATCTGCAAATACACGATTTCCTACAAATTTTACTTCACGTCCAAAATAAGGAATAACAACCGAACCCATTGATGCTCCCGGAAGTTGTGCTGTTTTACACATAAATGTAAATTCTTCTGTAACAGCACCAGAACCCGTAACTACTGTTGCAGGAAAAGCCATTGTGACTTCAAATAGATTTGGTCTAGCACCATCACGCTGAAGTCTAGAACGAAATTCATTTATACTAAAAGCCATTTATAATACTCCTGTTTATTTTTATTTATCAGTAATTTCCAACAACTT